CCCTCCAGGACAATCGTATTCGCCGAGTACACCTGCCCGCTGTCGCCGTAGACGGCCGCCTTCAACGTGGATCGGTCGTCCGAGTACCACAGGATGTCCGCCCCAAGTGCGATGTAGCTATCGCACTTGGCGTAGATGCACGCCCGCTCCCGCACAGCCTGGACCTCTGGCCTCTCGCAGCCAGCCACGAATACGGCGACGGCTACCAGGGCCAAAACGACAGCCAGACCGATTAAAGTCTGTCTCTTGTTCATGTTTACCTCCTGATTGATTGGACTAGAGGGGCGAGGAGGATTCCTCGCCCCAATAAGCCTGGCTAGATGGTGATGTTATATGACAGGGCTGCCATCTCGCTGTCGAACGTCTGGAGATCGAACCGTACCGTGGCCAGGATGTAGTGGGCGTCCGAATATTGAATGTCGCCTACCACCACCTTCACGTGACGCCGCCAGCCGATCTTCACGCCATCCCGCCGCACCACCAGGAACGATCCCACGGTGTTGTTCCCGGCGGTAGCGTTAATATAGCCGCTGGAATCCGTCTGCGGATAGTCCTCGGTCATCACGATGGGCATACCATCTACTGTCCACAACACACCTGTCTTGTTCACGGCGTCGTCCCCGGCCTTGTCCTGGGTTATATATTCGTCCAGCAAGCTTATTTTGTACCAGGTCGAAAGGTCGGGGATTACCACGCACTTCGAGGGATCGGCCCCATACTTGCCCAGCGTCCCCATCAGTTGGCGGGTAGCATGGAAGTCCTCGAAGGCGAGCACCCCACCGTCTCGTTTGTTGGCCGTGTTGGTCACCAGGCACAGGTGACGCAGCCCATCGATCACCAGAAAACGGCTCACCGTGCCGATGGCACTGCCGTAATAGCTGATGTTGCCCGTCTCCGCTACCCCACCGGTCTCATCCCCGTTGATCAGGATTTCGTCGATGCCATGCGTCACGTCGTCCACCAGTTGCGTTCTCAGTTCGGTGGCGATAGGCACGATGGCGTCCTCCACCAGCTCCTCGGAGAAGAAGCCCAATGCCCCGGCTTTGCCTGCCGTGAAGGTGAGCTTGCCCGTCACCACCTGGCTGTCGGTGAACGGGTTGTTGCTCCCGAACACAAGCTGCGCCTCGTCCGCCGTCTCGGGCACCTTATAGATGGTGAACCCGGTGGACTGGATGGGATAGTAGGCCGGGTTGCTCGGCATCTCCCACGCCGTGAACAGGGGCAGGATGCGGGCCCCCAGCCTGATCTTCCGCCACATCTCGGCACTCCACAGGGTTGGCACCCATTCCGCGCCGTAAGAGGTGAGGTCGGAATGCATCACCTCATCCGACTTCACCGCCAGGTCCGCCAGGGCCTTGGCCGCCAGTTGCCCCTTGGCCTGGGCATTGTAAGCCTTCATGGCTATCGCCCTGAGCAGCCGATTGGATGGATCGTAAGGCACGTATTTCTTGACCGTCACCGTATTGGTGGCGTCATCCTCGTCGGTGTGCACCTTGCCGCAGATCATGGCCGTCAGAGCCAGGTCGATGGGCTCGGTCCGCTCGTCGTCCAGCAACACGTCCTTGACCATGCCCGGGATCGCCGGCTCGGTCACGGGGAACTCGATCTTGCGCCCGCTGACTAGGACCCGCGCCATCTCCCATGCCTTGGTCTCGATCTCCTTCTGCTTGGCGGCCTCCGCCTCAGCGGCCTCTTTCTCCGCCTGAGCCTTAACGGCTAGTGCAGCGGCAACGCCTGCTTCGATCTTTGCTTGCAGTTCCTTCTCGTCCACGTCAAAAACCTCCTGTGATTTGATTGATTGCGCACCCGGAGGTGCAGGTTGATAATTGGTCTCTTCTCCACTCGGGCCCGAGGCGCCCGCGTCCGCGGCTCCGCGCCCGGCTTCGCCCTCGTCGGGATCGAAGAACTTGAGCCCCAACACGGCGTAATGCCGCTTGCTCGATTCCATCGTGATTGCGTAAGGATTGGCCGGCATCGGCGTCAGGCTCAGTTCCACCCACGGCCAGCGCAGCAGTTCGCCGTCCTTCCCCTTCTGCACCAGGTGGGGCATCGCCCCGCTGGAGAAGAACAGCTTGCCTTGCCGCACCATGTCGGCGATCATGTCGTAGTAGCGATGGGCCTTGTCCAGTTGCACCTTCGCCCACTGCCCCGCGTCCAGCGTCTTGGTCTCGAACTGCACCCCCACGGGCTCGATCTCCGCGTCGGGATCCACGCCGTGGTGGAACAGCGCGGGTCGCCTGTCGAACCACTTCAGTGCCAGGTCGGTGCGCGGCGTGAAGTATTCGCCCTGCAGGTCCTTGCCTCCCATCGGGCCGCCATAGGGGATGGCCAGCCCCTCGACGATCCCCGCCTGCTCGTCGGCAAACTTCACAGCTGCGCCTTCGCCGGTCACATCCTCGCGCGCTTTTGTTTCGTCAGTCATAACAGCCTCCTTATCTTTGGCCTGCCCGGCGTCGGCATGGACTTCCTGCCCATCTACGCCGTCCGCCCCCTGGGCGGCCTTGCTCTCCGTCGCCTGCCGCCACTGGCTGTAGCAGATGGCGACGGCCTGCTTGCGTTGATCCTCGTCGTCTGCGTCCAACTCTTCCGCCTCGATCACCAGCGGCACGCAGCGGGCGATGAATTCTTGCTCCTTTTCGTTCTCATCCGGTGTTGGTAATGGCATGTAAACCTCCAAAAAGCGAAAAGCCCCCTTCGGCGTTCAGGACGCTCAAAGGGGGCTATCGGGTAGCTCGATTATTCAGTTGGGCGCACCAAAAAACGCCCGGAGCAACGGACGCTCCGGGCGTTCAAATCAGGCTGTCAAGGCAGCTCAAGCTATTGGATTTCAGTACACTATTTGGTTAATGAATCCTAATCTTCTGATATTTGGGCGAAGGCACGAACTGCATCGCCGAGAACAGTTATTATCTCCTGCACTTGCTTGGTAAACGCCTGCCATTCCGCCGAAGTCGCTACAAGGTTATAAATATCATCGGTTCGGTTATCTGGTCCCTTATATCTTGCCTCCCATTTCGCTTTCAATTCATCATATTCGTTAGTTGTTTGCGTCATCCGTCTTCTCCTCTTCCAACAACCGCAATAATTCCGCAATATTTACCAGCGAAATGTGCTCCTGGCCGTGGTGCCTGACCCTGATCAGTATTATAACCTCATTCCCCATCTTTCGCAACTCAAAGATCGGAGTGTTGCAAAGCTGACAACGGATGATCACTTCGCCAACCCCCCCACGATCTCCTCCCCCGCCTCGACAAAGAATTCCTCCACCTGCGGCTTCTCGTCCTCGGCGTGCTGGATTATGGTCTTCCAGTGCTTCATGTAGAACGGCTGCTCCGGGCCGATGACCACTGGGGCATAGGGAATGGCTGTGCCCACGATGCCCCGCACCTCGTCCGTGCCCACCCCCCTCACCTCGCTGGTGATACTCCGCCCCAGCGTGCCCGTGCGGCGGTAGGTGCTGGTCGGCGGAGGGGGAGGATAGACCGCGATCTTGGCCTGGAGATGTAGCGTGGCCTTCTTCATGGCCCGCCCGATGGCCTGGGCCACGATCTTGTTGGATGCACCAAAGCGCTTGAGGAGCTCGTCCAACCCCTCGACCTGGATAGTTACATCAGCCACGGGCTAACTCCTCATCACCACAGGCGTCACCCAGCATCTGCATCTCGGATGTGCGGGAGGATTCTCAATCCCATCAGGAAACGGCTTGCCCAGCTTTGCCTGTTGCCCACGGAGAGGCCCGCATATCGGACAGACCAGCTCATCCGCCGCCGTCTGCCATTCCCTGGCTTCTACTACCCCGCTTTCCTTCCAGGCCAGTGTGTTCGCCTCAGCATAGGCCCTGGTGATCTCCGTGGCAGCAATCATCTCCGCCCGCACCGGGCTGGCGTAAATCTCCTGCACCCTGGCCACCAGCGCCGGGAAGTCCTCCCCGGCCTCGATCCAATTGTTGATCGCCGCCTGAAGTCGTGCCGCCGTAGTCTCGTTGATGCCGGTGATCAGGTCATAGGTGTACTGCCTGGCCCACTTCGCCGCCGCTGTGTTCACCAGCTCCCAATCCACCCCGATCTCGAAGGGAAGGTTGGCAATGGCCAGCAGCGCTGCCTCCTTCATCACCTTCTCGAAGGCGGGGAGAAGGAGCTGCACGTAATCCTTGGTCATGGCATCCCACAACGCCATGTCCGCCGCCAGGTCGTCCCCTACCTGCTTCGTCGCTATCTGCTTTTTAACGTCTTTCTGCTTCTGAAGCCAATCCAGCACCTGCGTGGCGTGCTTCCCCCACATCGCCAGCAGCTCCTGGATCAGCTTCTGCTCCCAGGCCATCCGCTGGCGGAACGCCTCCTCGGTTTCAGTCGTGGGCTTCGGCCTGGGCCTGGGCGTGGCTCCGAAAGGGCCTGCGAAAACCGCCTTCACCTCCTCGGGCCCCTTGGCCTCCCACAGCCCCTCGGTGATCCAAGCCCTCACATCGTCGGGAATTACGTCCGACTTGAATTCCCGCTCTGCCGGGTTGCGATTGGAGGTGATCAGCCTTAAGCTCACATCCCTCCACTTCCTGAGCTCGGCCTTCAGCTCCTCGGATTCCTCACCCTCGCCCCCTTGCTCCTCCGCTCCCCTGCCCCCCTGCTCCCCTGCGACCTGCGCCGTGGGACCTGCGATCTGCCTCGACATCGGATCCAACTGGAAGTACCGCTCCCGTATCTCGTCCACGGTCATGATCGGCTCGGGCATCCCCAGCGGGCCAACCGCCCCCTTCTGCACCGTCTGGAGCTCCTGTAGCCACAGCTCCTTCGATTCCCCGATGCGCACGTCCTCGAACTCGCCCGCCAGCCCCTCGCCCCAGCGGGACAATAGCTCTGAACTGATCTTGTCGCCGATTCGCCTGAGGATGGGGTAGAGCGTAGTGTTGTAAAAGTACTGGTAGGCCACCTTGGCGTTGGCCTCGGTCGCGTTCTCTGATAGCATTCCCAGATGAAAACCGAAGATGTTGAATATCTGC